TCAGAGAGAAATATCAGGAACTGCGCCAAGTGCGCCAGTAATATATTTATTGTAAAGATTATCCTGGCTGCGAAGTCCAACCATTTCATCTAATCGCCAGCAATAGCTTTCACCATTATTTTTTTCGACTAAATATACATGATGCTTTTTAAGCATCTTCAAAACCTCAGGTGAATGACAACTAAATATTAACTGTGCGTTTTTTTTATTAATATCTTCATTGGAAAACATATCAATGATCTCATTTACCATTAGAGGATGGAGATCACTATCCAACTCGTCAATTACGGCTATGCCACCAGTATTAAAAGCACAAATCAAATCACCAATGAAATGATAGCAAGCCTGAGTTCCACTAGACTCAAGGTAAAATGGAATTTCAAAAATCTCACCTTCACTACTGTGCACACCATACGGTATATAATGCACTGATGTTTTATCGTTCTCAGGTATATGAATCGTTTCTTCTTTAAGAATTATATCATCAAGCCCAAAATCCATTTTCTTCATGAATTTCTTAGCCGTTTCAAATAAATCGCGATGTTCATTATAAAACTTGCTTGTCCTCAGGACTTTTCCATAACTGAAATGCTGTTTCCCTGCAGATCCTAAGTTTGTATATATTTCACTTAGTTCATGCGCAATTCCTTTGCACACCCAGTGATCTTTTCTTGTGAAGTATGATATTACCGAAGCGTTAGATGGAACTGTTGCAAGCTCTTTTGTATCAAAGATATAATCGTCTTTACCATCTGTAGTTACAACGCCTGATTTAACATTGTATTTTGTGCCATTGCGATTTATTCGACGATTAAACATTTCAATCCATGTGTCTTCAAATTCCATTTTCAAACGTTCATGAATAACTTTTTCATGATCGAATTCTGCGACATAGTTGCATCTGCAAAAATCGTTTTTTTCATAGAAAGATATATCAAACATAATTTCTATTTTAGTCGGTTTGTCTTTGTTTGTTGCATGTCCTTGACAAGGTAGCTTATCTTTAGAATCTAATTCCTTAAAAGAACTATTTGTAAACCAACTCAAAAATGCCAGCGGTTTAAGTAAATTTGACTTCCCTGAACCATTTGCTCCCATCACAGCAGTAACTTTGGATACGCCTGTTTCACCAATGAAAGCATCAAGGTTTGAAGTTGATGAGTTTTTCTTCAATGTGAAATCAACTTTTGTATCGTCTTTGAACGAGTAAAAGTTCTTAAACTTGTACCAGTGAATCATATCAACCCCTAAATCAGACAAAATTTTGTTTGGTTTTGATGAAATATGACACTTAAGTACCACTATGTCCAGTAATGTCGCGCTCCAACTAGTGCTCACACCTACCTGGTTAACTGTTTAAATTAATCGATAAACGTTATCCCCTCCCACCAGCCTTCATGCGCTCATGTTTGGCTTTCAAAATCTCCACCGGTGTCGGCCCCTTCGTTGGTACCGGTGCGGCCAGCGCCCGCCGAGCAGGCGGAATCGGCTTCCCAGCCAGCACCCGCTTTTCCCACATATCCAGAATGTCGCTGGCTTCGCGCTCTAGTTCTTTGTGGCTCAACTGGCCATCGGTTCCGCGGCGCCGCAGTTCCAGACAGATGTGGTAATAAACCGGCTTCGGCCACGGATACTGCTCACTGCTCGGGTAGCGGAACACCAGCTTGCGCCACTTCCAGTACTCAGCCATGACGTCAGCGGTGGTGATCCCCAGCACGCTGCGCCCTTCCCTGCACCACTTGATGAATTGGCCTGGCGAAGGCAGAAAGGGACGCTCCTGGCGACGCACCATTCTCATGCCGGCCTCAACCTGCTCCATGGTTGTGATCCCGTTTTCTTTAAAGGCCAGCACCCACTGTCGGCGGATCTCGTTAACATCTTCCTGGCTGCGATTAACCAGACTTGCCGGGAACGCTGCTGCCAGCTGTACGAATAGCCCGTTGATAATCTGCGCCACCTGCTGCGTTTGTTCGCGCTCGGTATACTGCTCTGGCATGTTGTGCGCCACGCGGCGAGCCTGCTCCCGGTCAAAATTGCGAATGCTCTCTGCGAGGTTTTTCATTCCAGCACTCCGTCAATCCAGTCGGTGTTATGCAGGTCGATGTTGCCCCGGGAAGGTTTTGCCGTTCCGGTTGCACGCAGCCGTTTGGTGGTGAGCTGATCCCACTGCTTGCGCAGACTCGAAGGGCTCAGGATGTTGTCTTTCCAGAACTCGTCCCGGTTGGCCCACTGGAACAGGTCACAAATTTCGTAGTGCGTGCGCTTGTCCTGGACACGCATCAGCCTGATGGTGTTTGCCCATTCCGCCCAGTTTGGCTCAGATAGCGATGCGTTGACGGTGAGAAGCCTGTCGTAAATCCAGCGTGCGGCCTTGAGGTCGTCAGCGGATCCCCATGATTTACCTGCTGGGGTGTATATCCCGGCGGCAGCTTCTGGATGGCGTGAGAGAAACTTTTGAGTTTTCTGGTTTCGGGATTCGTCAGAATTCCGAGACGAGGATATTTTAATATTGTTCTTGTTATAGTCTTGGGTGTCTACCGTTTCCGGGAAGGTTTTTCCCGTTTTCGGTAACACTTTTCCCGATTTCGGGAAGACTTTTCCCGTTTTCGGTTTGTCTAAAATCCAGGCGGAAAGGTCAGTATTTATACCGACCGTTTTCATCACACCCTGCTTCTGACTGAAAATAATTTTGCGTTCTGCGAGCGATTTGAGCGCATCAGAAACGTGGGAATCACTCAGCCCAGTAAGCTCGGCGATCACTGTATTCGTAACGCGGTCCTGTTTCTTGTTCCAGCCGTAGGTAAGCCAGATCACCGCCTCAAAACACTGCCACTCCCGGCCTGACATTCTCAGACGAGGCTTGAGCTGTTGGATCTCGTTTGCGACCTTGGTATACCCGTTCGACAGGTCGGCCATACGACCTCCCGGTTGTTCGGTTCTGTGGGGGAAATTGATAATTTCAGCTGTGTTTGACATACTTAGCTCCGCAATTACACTCCGTTTTTGCACCTGAAAGTCGGTTCTGTTAGCGCAGACCGGCTTTCGCCTTTTCAGAAGTCTTCACATTGCCCCCAGCATAGTTGTGACCATCGCCAGCAGTGGCGCCGTAAGGTCCGGATCGATCCTGAACATTTCGAAAATCCCCTCTCCTAACTCCTTCAGCTTTTCCTTCTTCGGTGCATCGAGCATCAAAGCTTGCTTCGCCTCGCTTACCTCTTTTTCCAACCTGGCCATCCGGTAGGCAAACGAGTCGTTCTTTACGACACGGTCACGGTATCGAAGTGGTAATACAGACATGATCGCGGGCACCAGCTGTTCGACGTTCTTTCGGTACGATGCGGAGTCTTCTTTGTTATCCAGCCAGCGGAACAGCTTCACGTTCCAGACATCGGGCTGGCCAGAGAAATCCAACCCCTCAAGTTGAAATTCTTCTGCCGCTTCTTGGATTTGAAGCGCAACAGCTACGCGCCCTTCTGCTGCCGCCCAAGCTCGGACCGCAGAGCAAATATCGCGATGATCAATATCCTGATATGCCGATTCGCTTTGATGACATGCGAATATCAGTGGGTTAGAAGAAGCTCTGCTACTCTGTTGATAAGAAACAGTCTGCATTGTTAAGGCTCCTCTTTAGGTAAACCATCAGTGGGGTTTGGGTAGAGATCTGGGCGCAGCTCGTGGGGAGTTACACCGGTAGCCGTGAAAATTGGCAAAACGCGATCTGCGGGTACTACGCCCCGGTAGCGGTTCTTCCAGCGGCTTACTGACATCGGTTTGATGCCCAGCATGGTTGCAAGCTTGGTGGCAGTGCCTGCAGACTTAATGGCTTTTGTTAATCCGTTCATCGTTGTCTCCGATTTGAACACCACTAAATTAAGCCCTAGGCTTAATTTTTTGTCAAGTCCAAGGCGAATTTTCAAGTTTAAGCAAAAGGCTTATTCTTATAACCATGAAAGAGAAAACCGTACTTAATCCAATACTTGTCGAGCGCCTTTCTCAATTGAATGGTCGAGGCATGACGAAATCCGATATGGCTAGGATTGCTGGGGTAACTCCGCAGTCTGTAAACGGCTGGTTCAAGAAAGGCGTGATCAGCAAAAAATCCGCTCTTGCAGTTGCTGATGCAGCTGGTGTATCGGTGCCATGGCTACTCGGTGAGGACGTTGGAGAGAAAGACGGACTCAAGCCAGACGAACAGCGTTTACTGGAACTCTACCGCCAACTGCCAGAAGAAGAGCAACAGAACATGCTCCGCATCTTTGCGATCCGCCTGAAAGAATTAGATGAACTTTATGAGAAGTACATGAAGGGGAGAATCCGGTCGCAGGAGGATTAAAATGTCGCAACATCGATGGTTTTTATCAGGCTGCAATTATTCAGCCTGTCGCTGAGGTTAATCGACAGAAATTTTCATATAAGTGACCACTAAAAGCGGGGGAGCATCCCCCGCTTGAATGAATTATAGTTTTCCCACCAATGCGTCAATAGCTTGAAGGCACGAGACTCTATACGGATCATTTACTCGAACTCGTTGTCCCATAACACTTATTCTTCCACTTGGAAGTGTTGAGAAAGGACATCCTTTTGCGAACGCGACTACGCCTGTTGTTTGAAAATCTTTGATATCAACAACACCATCACTTACAGAAGAAAATGTAAATATATTCTGATTGCTTCTCAATAATTGTTCTAAGTCTTGGTCAATCGAATGTAATACTGCCGCGTATGCTGAGGCTGGCCCCATATACTGAGTGATTCTATTCTTAACTATAAGATGCACTTGCGGCAATGACCGATTTGCTGAAACTAATTTATTCGCAAATGCATATGTTGCATAAATATCAGATGGGAGTTTTAGCCCATAAATCAAAGAGAAGGCGTTTTGTATCGCCCTACGGGACGAATCATCAGCCATCACTGGAAGCACAAGTTTATCTATCGCAGCCAAGGCTATTTGGGTATAAATCGAAAAGCTTGGGTTGCAATCTATAAATAGCGTATCATATCTAACACTCAAACTATTTATTAGATCGTTTATCCAATCAATGATCGCAATCCATGTGTTAGTTCCAGGAATCTGCTGGCTTGCAAGTGTATTTATTGCATTCGCCTGGAGCTCCAAAAGAGGATCACCACAGATAATATCAATATTTTGTGGAATGTTTGTATTATAAGTTCGAGGAGTCGTGACGTAATCGTCACCGTTGATTTGCGGTCTTTGATATGGTGTTGGGAGCCTTGATTGAAAATACCCCCCTAAAGTAGAACGTACGCTCTGTGCTTGCCGCGTCAAAAGGTGTTCACTTCCTCGACCAATAAGCCCTCCGAGGAACAATTCTGATAAATTGGCCTGCGGACAAACATCAATTACTAAAATCCTTTCATTTGTATTCAACTCAGCATAACGGCATACCGTCTGGAAGGATAAACTTGTTTTCCCTGTGCCACCTTTGTTATTCCAAAACGCATATTTTTTCATTTTATTCCTGATTTTATGTGGTGTGGACGCCGTGGACGCCGTGGACGCCGTGGACGTCGTGGACGCCGTGGACGCCGTGGACATCGTGGACGTCGTGGACATCGTGGACGCCGTGGACGTCGTGGACGTCGTGGACGCCGTGGACGTCGTGGACGCCGTGGACATCGTGGACGCTGTGGACATCGTGGACGCCGTGGACATCGTGGACGTCGTGGAAATCGTGGACGTCGTGGACGCCGTGGACATCGTGGACGCTGTGGACATCGTGGACGCCGTGGACATCGTGGACGTCGTGGAAATCGTGGACATCGTGGACGCTGTGGACATCGTGGACATCGTGTACGCCGTGGACATCGTGGACGCTGTGGACATCGTGGACATCGTGGACATCGTGGACATCGTGGACATCGTGGACATCGTGGACATCGTGGACGTCGTGGACATCGTGGACGCCGTGGACATCGTGGACGCTGTGGACATCGTGGACATCGTGTACGCCGTGGACATCGTGGACGCTGTGGACATCGTGGACATCGTGGACATCGTGGACATCGTGGACATCGTGGACGTCGTGGACGTCGTGGACATCGTGGACATCGTGGACATCGTGGACATCGTGGACGCCGTGGACATCGTGGACGCTGTGGACATCGTGGACGTCGTGGACATCGTGGACGCTGTGGACATCACTGCGTCCATTATGGACACATAAAGTACTCAGTCAATACTTATGTTATATCGAATGTTAATGTTCTCTATTGTCCGCTAGTTTCTCCTCGCCATTTTTAATACATCGGCTATTCCCAACCTCAGCGTTGGGATTTTTTTTGTCTGCGATTCATAGCATTCATCACGATTAAGCCTGAAACTTACAATTGTATTTCGCCTGGAGCTTGACATATATTAAGCCTAAGACTTAACATGCCATCACCAAGACGCAATACGTTCCACCAAGGCATGGAGCCCACGAAGTAGCCGCCGATGGCATACGAATATTCGGATGAGGTGGAGAGATTAACGCGCATCAGGTGTAAACGTTCCGCTGGCCGGCGATAAGGCAAACGAGGGTGAGAATGATTGATTTCGCACGCAAACCAGGACGGCAGCAGGCTGTAAAGCTGAACTTCTTCGAGGTGATTCTTCGCCGCCTGTGCTACCTGTTGGCGCAAAAGGGGAATCCAGATGTGTAACTCAACAAAATGCGGGTACTGCGGCAATCCGGTTAACCCGGAAGAAGTAGTCAAAAGTACCCTTCTCTATCGCAACGGCGCACAGCTGGCGCGCAAAGATAAAGAATACTGCTCTGAACGTTGTGCTTCGTACGACCAAATGGCCCACGAGGCATAACGTAAAAGCCGCGCAAGGCGGCCCGTACGTCCGGTGCTCCCGACCAAAGTTACACCGGAAAACTACTTAAAAAACCAAAGTTCACCCAATGGGCGCTATCTCTGGCCCGGTGATCTTACATCCAAAAAAGAGGATCTCACATGGAATTTTTCTATGTAGTTAAGGCTACGCAGAAATCTGGCAAAGAAGACGCAGTGATTTGGTTCACTGCTAAATCAGAAGCCCGTGCCAACCTGCAGCTCGATGTTGAGCTGGAAGATGCAGGTATTGAAACCGGACGCGGTAAGGATTACGCCAAACCGGTTCGCACCGATTTCCCGGTGTATAACGACCTCCCGGAAGAAAGCATCGTGGATTACACCTGGTGCAAACGCTACGAACTGCAGGACGGTGGACGCACCTGGCTGCCAAAGGCTGGTGCTGAGTCTACTGGAGTCGTGGACAAAACTGCCGCACCGGAGCCGACTGTTAAAGTCGAAACTACCGTGGAGAGTGTCCCGCTTGAAAACCGCACTCCAGCGGTCCGTTTTGCCGTCCACCTGACCAACGACAAATACCAGTCACATATCACTAAAGAGCAGCAGCTGGCTGCCAGCGAAATGTCTCTGGATGAAGGCAACACTTATCTCCAGAACCTGCTGCTGGCAAAGAACGACATCCCTGAAATTGACGAACTCAGCCTGAACGCTGAGTGGAAACTGGTTCAGGCGATTAAGCAGGTATTTGCGCCAGATGAAGAGCACGATGTAAAGCTACTTGCTGCTTTCATGGCCGACTGGACGAGAGCAGATGCCGACGACCGCAATCAGTTGGTTGAAGAGTGGAGAAGCGGAAAGCTAACTCTTCTCAAATCAGAAATCACAAGCGAGACCCGCGATACAACCGGGCAGGCTATCGCAGCTGATTACGGCATCCAGATTGACGAGAATGATGACGAAACCACTCGTTATCCAGTCGTGCGTATGCCGTTCCGGAAGCAGCTACTCGCCCAGTTCACCGCCAACGAACTGCGCCACCACTTAACCCGCGAAGAATACGAAGGTATCAGCGCGCTGGAAATGGACACTGACAACAGCTATGTCCAGAACCTGCTGCTGGCGGCAGAAAACTGCGAAGAGGTTAAGGGTTACGACACCAAAGACCTGTGGCGCTACACCGACGCCATTCGCAAGGTGTTCAGCCAGGAGAATCGTCACGAACTCGCTTTGGTTCTCCGTTTCACCCGAATCTGGGCGGCGACTGATTATATTGACCGCGGCATTCTCGTTCGCGAGTGGGCAGCGGGTAATCGCATCAGTAATGTTCAGCGCACCGATTCTGGTACCAATGCAGACGGCGGCCATGTAACGGATCGCGGCGAAGGCGCGCATCACACTCTGGACACCCTCGATCTAGAGATCGCATGCGCCCTACTGCCTATGGACTTCCACCACTTCGAAATACCTTCGAGCGTGTTACGACGTGCCAAAGAAATCGTGGCGAAGAAAGAAGAACCATGGAAATCATGGAGCGCCATCCTGCGTAATCAGCCCGGCGTACTGGCGGTGAACCGTGCGGCAATCTTCAATCTGATCCGCATCGCACCAGAGAACATTCATCACACGCCAGCGGCTCATCTTGAGTTTGTGAATAAAACCATGACGGCTGAGTTTAACTCTGCTGTGGAGCTACTGCCGTTGCCTACTGCTGCAGTTGAGACTGAAGCCCCAGTTGAACAACCACAGGTTGAAAATCTCGGCAGTGGAGTGTTCTCCATCGATGGCCTGATGGGTGGAAATACCGAACCGGTCGTCGATACCTCCTCAAATGAAGTCGAAAAAACGGAAAACGCAGCGGAGACCACCAACGATGTGCAGATGGAAACGGCTAAGCCAGAGAAAGACGAAGATGTTGGTTCGGTACCACCGAGCGAAAGCACTGATGCAGCTAATTCGCAGACAGATTCCGTAGCGTTGGAAGAACACCAAGCAGAACCGGTAATTGAATACCCGGCTTACTTCGAGCCTGGCCGCTACGAAGGCCTACCGAATGACGTTTATCACGCAGCAAACGGTATTAGCTCAACCCAGGTGAAAGATGCCCGTGTCAGCCTGATGTACTTCAACGCGCGCCATGTGGCTAAAACCATCCCGCGCACAGCGTCCAAAGTGCTGGATATGGGAAATCTGGTGCACGCCCTTGCACTGCAGCCGGAAAACCTCGAAGTAGAGTTCAGCGTAGAACCGGAGATCCCTGAAGGTGCGTTTACGACCACCGCAACTCTGCGTGAGTTCATCGACGGGTACAACGCCAGCCTGCCGACACTGCTGAGCGCTGACGAGATTAAAGCGTTGCTTGAAGAACACAACGCAGCCCTTCCCGCTCCAGTGCCGCTTGGCGCGAGCCTGGAAGAAACGGCTCAAAGCTATATGGCTCTCCCAGCTGAGTACCAGCGTATTGAAGATGGCCAGAAACAGACGGCTACGGCAATGAAGGCGTGCATTAAAGAGTACAACGCCACCCTGCCCGTGCAGGTTAAAACCAGCGGCAGCCGTGATGCGTTACTTGAGCAATTAGCGAGCATCAATCCAGACCTGGTGGCGCAAGAAGCGCAGAAACCGACACCGCTGAAAGTGTCCGGTACCAAAACGGACATGATCCAGGCAGTTAAATCAGTTAAGCCCGATGCCATATTCGCCGACGAACTGCTGGATGCCTGGCGCGACAACCCTGGCGAAAAGATTCTGGTTACCCGCCAGCAGCTGGCCACAGCGCGTGCAATTCAGTGTGCACTCCTGGCGCACCCGACCGCCGGCATGCTGCTGACACATCCAAGCCGCGCCGTTGAAGTGAGCTACTTCGGTTTCGACGACGAAACCGGATTAGAAGTGCGTGTACGCCCTGACCTCGAGATTGAACTGGACGGCGAGCGCATCGGTGCTGACCTGAAAACCATCAGCATGTGGAATGTGAAGCAGGAAAGCCTGCGCGCCAGGCTGCACCGGGAAATCATTGATCGGGACTACCACCTCAGTGCGGCTATGTATTGCGAGACCGCGGCGCTGGACCAGTTCTTCTGGATTTTCGTCAACAAAGACGAGAACTACCACTGGATCGCCATCATTGAGGCATCCACCGAATTGCTGGAACTGGGCATGCTCGAGTACCGCAAAACAATGCGCGCCATCGCAACCGGATTCGACACGGGCGAATGGCCAGCGCCGATCACTACCGATTACACAGATGAACTGAACGATTTCGACCTGCGCCGCCTCGAAGCGCTGCGCGCTCAGGCTTAAGGGGGATTTATGCATAACACAAACGTTACCATTGCTGACCAGAACACCGTTATTAACTCCAACGTGGCTTTGTTCGATTCCCAGTATCTGAACGCCATCAGCACGTTCGCGCAGATTATGGCCCAAGGCACCGCTACAGTTCCTAAGCACCTGCAGGGCAATCAGGCCGACTGCATGGCTGTAGCGATGCAAGCGGCACAGTGGCAGATGAATCCCTTTGCCGTGGCGCAGAAGACGCACCTGATTAACGGTGTGCTCGGGTATGAAGCGCAGCTCGTTAATGCCGTCATTTCACGCAGCGGCGTGCTGGCGAGCCGGTTTGAATATGAATGGTATGGGCCATGGGAAAAGGTCGTTGGCAAATTCCATATCCGCAAAGGCGACAAAGGCGAGTACCGCGTCCCGGGCTGGACCCTGGCTGACGAAGCCGGGATCGGCATCATTATCCGCGCAACGCTTAAAGGTGAAGATCAGCCGAGAGAACTCGATTTGCTGCTGGCTCAGGCCCGAACCCGAAACTCTACCCTTTGGGCTGACGACCCTCGCCAGCAGCTGGCGTATCTGGCAGTCAAACGCTGGGCGAGACTGTTCTGCCCGGATGTAATTCTGGGAGTTTATACCCCGGATGAACTGGATGATCGCCGTGAAGAACGAGAGGTAAACCCAGCACCGGCGCAGCACGTAAGCCTTGCAGACATTTCAGGTGACAACGTCACCACCACTCAAACGGCTCAGGAATCAGCTCAAAACATCGATGCACTTGCTGATGATTTTCGTGACCGCATCGAGGCTGCTCAGGATGTGGATAGCGCTAAAGCTCTGCGCGCAGATATTGAAACCGTGAAAGCAACGTTGGGTTCTGCCCTGTTCACTGAGCTGAAAAACAAGGCCGTGAAGCGTTATTACCTGGTTGATGCACGGAACAAAGTCGAAGCAGCCATCAATTCCTTGCCACCTTCAGATGAACCCGATGCAGCTGCGCGGTTCGCAGAGGTAGAGCGCGTTCTTGCATCGTCGAAACGCCATCTGGGCGACGAATTGCATGGTCAGTTCAGCATCACCTTGGCGGATATGAAACCGGAATACGTGGACTAACGAGATCGGGAGGGGAAACCCTCCCTCAAGGAGAAGAAATGCGACTGATTAATAGAGGCAGTAAGCAATCCCCTTTGGCTCGCCAGGCATGTGAAATCGCACTCGCAGCCCACCAGCAAAGATACGGTGACTATGGGCGCAGCAAGATGAAAGAGACTTATACGGTGAGAGTGGAAGGCGTGAAGGTCTGGGTTGAAGTGGTCAACTGCAAGGCAAGCTACGTGGCCACAGCAATGACCGGCATGCGCCGACTGCGTTCCCTGCCCGGCCAGGCAAACTGAAACTGAAATATCAACGACTACAGACCGGCATATCTATACTCATGCCGGTTACCTGAGGTGAACCATGTCGCAGGTAATTTTTAACGAAGAATGGGTTGTTGGCGCAAGGCTCACAGAAAAAACAGGCCTGACCGAACGACAGATTGAGAAGTATCGCCAGGGCTGTTGGGTGGAAGGTGTCCATTTCAAACGGGTATCTCCTTCCGGAGAAAAAACCTTGCGTGGCACAACCTGGTACAACTATCCGAGAATTAATCAGTTAATAAGGGATGCGTAAGATGGCAGCTTTGCCTACAGGTGTCGAAATCAGAAACAATAAGATTTGTATCTGGTTTATGTACCGGGGAAAGCGTTGCCGCGAAATTCTCAAAGGTTGGATTAACACCCCGGCGAACATCAAAAAAGCCGGGAATCTTCGGGCTGTGATCGTTAGTGAGATCAACCTTGGAGAGTTTGATTACCACCAGCGCTTTCCTTCATCATCCAGAGCCAAAAAAACCGTAACCACTGTTTCAGTTCAAACCTTTTCAGAGCTGTGTGAACTGTGGACGAGCATTAAAGAAACCGAAATTAGCGCGAATACCATGCGTAAGACGCGCTCACAACTCGGTACGTTAATGCACATCATTAACGGAGATACGCCTGTTTCAACTATACGCCACAGCGATATTCTGAAATACAGGAAGGAGCTGTTGAACGGTGAGACACTTTACCTGGCAAATCCCAGAAGTAACAAACAGGGACGCACTGTGCGTACCGTGAACAACTATATATCGCTTCTGTGCTCCCTTCTTCGGTTTGCACACAAATCTGGCTTTATCAGTGGCAAACCCTTTGAAGGGATCAAGAAACTACACAAAGGGAAAGTAAAACCGGATCCTTTAACGAAGCAGGAGTTTAGTTTGCTTGCGGAATCCGAGCGTGGCCAAAGCCTCAATATGTGGACGTTCGCAGTTTATACTGGTGTCCGTCATGGAGAGCTTGCAGCTCTTGCCTGGGAAGATATCGACTGGGAAAAAGGTACGGCTCATATACAGCGCAACCTTAATGCGCTAGGAATGTTCGTCCCACCCAAAACCGATGCAGGTGATCGAGTTATCACGCTATTAGAGCCAGCACTAGAGGCCTTGAAGGCACAGCGTACGCTGACTTCGTTACAGCCCAAAACCGAGATTGTTTTTCATCACCGTGAGTATGGTGCGATGGAATATCAAAACCTGCGATTTGTTTTCATGCCCAGGATGCGCAAGGGCAAACAGAAAGCCTACTACTCTTTATCGAGTATCGGCTCCAGATTTAACGCAGCTGTAAAACGTGCTGGTATTCGCCGCCGGAATCCGTACCATACGCGGCATACTTTTGCCTGCTGGCTTTTATCTGCCGGCGCTAACCCGTCTTTCATAGCCAGCCAGATGGGGCATGAAAACGCGCAAATGGTTTATGAAGTCTACGGTGCGTGGATTGAAGAAATGAATGGCGAACAGGTGCTGATGCTTAACGATAAGCTGGCACGCTGA